CAAGACGTATCAAGATCGCCGTCAAACGCATATTCAACAATGCCACCGGCAGAGCTGTACTGAACCGGCCCAGTCTGGCGCGTGAGCCAGCGATAGTTGGCGTTGAGAATGTCCATCGTGCCCTTTGAAGGGGTTGCGACGGCCTGCCCTATGTAGAGGGGCAGGATCTCCTTTTCGATGCACCAGAGCGGAACACCAATGCTGCCAAGCGAGGACAACAACAGATAGAGGTTGTCCTTCGCTATCGAGATCATTTCGGAAGTGACTTGCTGCGGCATCATTCGACAGCGACGGAAGGCGTGGTCGATCACCTTCATCGTGTTGAATGTGGTTGTGCTTACGGTTCCAGAAACAGCCATGATAATCCAGCCTCGCAGTTAAGATGGCCGCTTGCCTATTATAGACGGAAGCACCGCGAAGCAAAACTACTTCTTCGCGGCTTTCCGAGCTTCTGAAAGGGCAATGGCAAGAGCCTGTTTGGGGTTGGAGACCTTCGGCCCAGACTTGCTGCCTGAGTGAAGCTCTCCAGCCTTGAACTCTTTCATCACCTTGGGAACCTTGAAGGCTCCGGCTTTGGGGGCTTTCTTGTTTTTCATGGAAACTTACCCATACCCATGCCCATCTGGCCTACAGCCCCGCCATATTGGCCAATGCCGCCACCATTAGATTGGCTCTGCATGCCCATCGAGGGTTGCTGCATGCTCTGCTGAGGCAGCGCCTGACCCAGACCTATACCCATCTGGGCCTGCTGAGGCGTACCCTGCTGAGGCAGCGCCTGACCCATTTGGCCAGACTGACCCTGTTGGAACGGGTTGTATTGCTGCTGCATGCCCTGCTGGGTTGGCATTGGCTGCGGGCCACCAAGAGGCTGACCCATTCCCTGACCAAGACGACCAAGACCCTGCTGGGCATAAGAAGCCATTTGCGGTGAAGGCGCGGAAGGGATTCCATTATAGAAAGACTGCGGAGGAGCATTCTGCGGGTTGCCAAAACCATAGCCGGGAGGCGGCATTGCTCCTGCGGGTGCGCCACCCAAGGGCTGGCCAAGGCCCACCGGACCCTGCTGGCCACCGGGCATGCCCTGACCAGCAAACTGCTGCTGGGCCATCTGGGCCAGCGACTGCAACTGCTGGGGAGGCGACATTGGCTGGGCTTGCAGACCCGTCATCCCCGGAGGCATGGGCTGGCTACCAGCAAGCATGGTCTGCGTAGGCTGCTGACCGCCCGGCATTGCCAAACCCTGATACTGGGTTTGACGATACTGGTCCATCGCCTGCTGCCCAGACATTGCGCTCTGCAAATTAGCCTGTTGCTGCGCTTGCGACATAGGCTTTCCAGCCGCTTGAGCTGCCATAGCCTGCTGGCGAGCGATCTGGCTGGGCGTAAGCTGCTGACCAAGCTGACCGAGCGGAGCGCCGCTCAAATTCTGCTGCTGCATATTAGGGTTATACCCCGGCTGCTGCGAAGCAGTCATTGCCTGCTGCAAGCCAGCCTGCTGCTGGGCTTGCGACATAGGCTTTCCAGCCGCCTGCGCAGCCATAGCCTGCTGTCGGGCAATCTGGCTGGGCGTAAGCTTCTGCTGCGCAGCCATCTGGTTTAACGCGCCAGTCTGCGTTGCAGGCCCACCATCGGCATACTTTTTAACTTCGCCGCCCTTCTTAAAGCGGACATTTCCTGTTTTGGTAGCCGTGGTTGGCTTGCCGTTCTTTTCGCCGGGGTTCTTGTTCCCTTTGATGCCAAGAGTGCCGGAGGACTTGATCATGCCCTCGCCGCCCTTGACGAAGCCACCCTTCTTCATAGCGCCCGGCTGGATCATGGGGCCGGTAGGGGCCACAGGCATCTGACGACGCATGGGGGTTGGAGGCCCTTGACGAGCAGCGGCCATAGCAACCGGAGGTGCCTTCACCGTGCGGCTCTGCATCACCTCATCGCGCTGCATGCGCGGGGTTTCGAGCGATTCATGTTTCATCATGGCGCGACGGCTGGGGTAAGTTTCGCCCGTTGCCGCTTCCGTGATACCGCCCTTGGAGTAATATCCACCGCTGGCCATCTTGGTCATGCTGTCATTGCATCGACCAACCGTCTTGCCAGCTGAGGAAAAGTTGAAGTCTTTGACGTACATCGGGCCTTTTGCCATGACATGTCCCCTTTAAGCTGTAGCGTAGGTTTTGATGCCCTCGATGACAATCGAGTACATATCGCCAGAACTGGCATCAGCAGTTGTGAATGCGACATTTCCGGTCTTCCCGGTTCCGGCGTTGTTCTGCAACCCGCCAAAATCAGAAAAGTCCATGAAGTAATTGGTGTTTTGCGGCAGCATCCACGCAAAAACATCGGTCGTTGCATCCCAAAGAATGCGCACTTCCATACCATGCGTCGTCGCCCAGATGCGATTGATCTTCACGCCATTGCAAGCCAACCCAAACGCATTGGGCGAAAGATTGGCCGGGATGATCTTGTTGACGGCGGTTTCACCAGTTCCATCAGAGATGTTGGTGAACTTCTGAATGACAAGACGCTCGCCGTCGAGCAGCGTCTGTGTGGCAACTGCATCAGCCATATCTACCTCCTGTGAAAATGAGGGCCGAAGCCCTCATTCAAATTAAGCAACCGTCGCGCCGCGAGTGCCGAAGATCGCCCAACCAGTGGCAGTGTAGATAAGAGCGACCGAATCACCCACAGCGGTAAACGTGACGGTTGAGAACCCGATCTTCGTCGTAGGCGTCAAAACCGCGCTACCGCCATCAACGGTATGAATGATGATTTTGATCTGGCCAACAGTGCCGTTGGCAAGCGTCAGAGCCTGCGAAGCGCCAGTCGTCGTCAGCGAGGTCAGCATGTCCGTGATATTGACCGCCCCAGCGCCAGAAAGGCTTTGGTTGCTAGCAGTCACATCGCCAGTGATGTTGCCAGTAACATCGCCAGTGATGTTGCCGGTCACAGCGCCGATAAAACCATTCGTCGAAGTGACGGGACCGGAGAAAGTTGTTGAAGCCATTGTAGTATCCTCACATGCGAGATAGGCGCATCAGTCTGCATGTCGTCAGCCGGGACTGTCTGATGCACCGGGGGAACCCGGAAAAGTAACCCCCGCTCAGGGGGAGGATCTGAGCGGGGGCGGTGTCGTTAGACGCCGGGCGTACCGAAGAGGCCGCGAGGATCAGTCCAACCGACAGTATAACGCTCCGTAGCCTTATAGCGCATGGAGTCGGTTTCAAAGTCACCTTCCATGCTCTTTTCAAGCTTACGACGCATCAGGAGCTTCATGCCTTCCGGCGCATCGGTCTGCACCCACCAAGCGGTGGTGGAGGTGATACGCGAAAGGTTCGCCTGACCCTTGGCCAGCAACCCCATGCTCTTGATCGGGTTGATGTCGTTGTCGGCGGTGCCGGTGCGGAGGACGCTCTTCAGCAGAACCTCAGCCTGAAACACGTTCGACGGGCCGGTGACGATCTGGGTCGGGTTCAGGCGGATGCGCTTGCCGTTGTTGTCAACAGCGTTGCGGATCTGAACCAGAAGCTGCTCCAGAGAAGTCTGCGACAGAGCAGCAGCCGTTGAAAGCTGGTTGCTGAAGGTGCCGCTGACGATGGGGTGGTTGGAGGCGATCAGAGACACGCCGTCGCCGCCGACATACGCACCGTTGAAGGCGCGGTTGAGGACGTTGGCGGAAAGCGTCTCCTTCGTCTCGATCAGGGACTGCGCCAAGTGCTTGGCATAGGTCTGGCCGATACGAATGTGGTCGCCGTCTTCGACAAGAACCTTGGTCAGCGCGAAGGCGAGACCGTAGACCTTGTAGAGGTAACGCTGCAAGAACAGCACACCACCGGACTGATAGCTGACGGCCATGCCGTCAGGCAGTTCCGGCGCAGCACCAAAGCCGTAAAGCACGGGCTCTTCATGGTAGTTGCGGGGAATGCCCTTCTGCTCGCGGAACACCATGTTCCACTCGTCAGAACGCTGATCGTACACACCATCGAACACTTCGTTCAGGATGGGCTCAACTACCGACCGAAAGTCGGTACTACGCATTGGAGTAGCCATAGCTCAGAGCCTCCCTTAGATGGCGTTGACGGGATACTTGTAAGCGGCCTCGTTCAAGCGAACGGTGACGTTTACATAAGCATCGGTCAAGGAGTCGGTGACAAGATACGCGAAGCCGGTGATCTGGAACTGGCCAGCAGTGGCAACGGTAGCGGTGAGGTAGGTGCTGCTGATACCCGTGGAGGTAGAGCCGCCCGGAGAAGCAACGCGGAAGTCGCACTGCGCGCCAACGTCCTGCTGAACCGAGTCGGTGCCGGGAGTGCCGGGATTGGCATACTGGACATCGAACAGGGCCTCGGGATCGTCGTAGACCCAAGCAG